GATGCGATTCTTGCTTTGCGTTCTGGTTTGTCTGGTGAGACTGAACCTTTGAAGCGTTACGGTGTTGCGATTAACGATGTGCGTTTGAAGGAAGAGGCTCGCAACATGGGTCTCTACTCTGGCAAGGGTGCGCTGGACATCACAGCGAAAACACAAGCAGCGTATGCGCTCATTCTCAAGGACTCGACTTTGGCTCAAGGAGACTTTGAGCGCACGAGCGGTGGGTTAGCTAATCAGCAACGAATCCTGAAAGCACAGTTATCGGATGTGACTGCTCAAGTTGGTTCTGTTTTGATTCCTGCATTCCTTGGTGCTGTTTCGTTTATCAATCAAAAGGTGCTTCCTGCTTTTAGCGATTTTGGTAAAGCATTACAAGAAGGCGGTTTGTCTGGTGCTTTTGATTTGATCGCTACGAAGTTTAAAGAAACCGCTCCAAAGGTTGTTGACGCTCTTGTAAGCCTGATTGGCGATGTGTATAGCTACATTTGGAACAAAGGTATTCCACAGGTTTTGTCTGCTGCTCAACGTCTCGGTGATTCGCTTGCAAGTTTTGTGGGTAAAGCTGCTCGACAGTTACCGGCACAACTTGTCACCTTGCTTGGCACTATTGGTGAATGGGTGCTGTCTGAAGGTATCCCTACACTCCTTGCTTACGGCACCCGTTTAGCTGGTTCATTAACTAAATGGGCATTGACCATTGGTGGACAACTCATCGCTGGCCTAGGTGGAGCAATCGTTGCACTTGTCGCAGCACTACCTGACATATTCGCTGGGTTCGTCAAAGGTCTTGCCAACATCGCAGTCAATGCGGTCAAGGGTTTTGTCGGCAAGTTTGATGACATGAAAACTGCGTTAGCCAATGTGGCTGTATCGGTGGTCAACACGCTGATTGATGTATTTAACAAGATACCGCTTATCCCAAACATCCCGAAGGTAACGCTTGATACCAAGAAACTTGGTACACAGGTTGGACTTACCTCTTCACAACTTAAGGATGTGAATGCAAAGTTTGATGAAGTTGGTGGGACTTTGAAGGTTGCTTCTAGTGCAACAAAAGGTTTCAACGAGGACTTGAAGAACACTCAGTCGGCTGGTGGTGGTGCAGCCAAGACGGTTAAGACGGCTAAGGAAAAACTTGAGGAATACACGGATGCTTTGCAGAAGAGCACTTCTGCTCAACGTGCCTTTGATAAAGCACAGAAGAGTTCAATGTCTGCTCAGACGGATTTGAATACCGCCAATGCTGATGTGGCTACAGCTCAAGACAAACTCAATCGTGCTATTGCTGGTTATGGTGCTGATTCGGAAGAGGCTAAGAAGGCTCAGAGAGAGTTGCAGAAGGCTCAGCGTGAAGTTGAGCGGGCTGGGTATCGGGTTGAGCAATCGGTGTTTGCTGTTGCTGATGCTGAGAGAGAATTGGCTGAGGTTCGTGCTGATCCTGAATCAACTCCACAGGCGATTCGTGAGGCTGAGATTAACTTGGCTGAAGCGAAGTTGGCAACTAGTGATGCGATTGATGACCAGACTGAGGCAACTGATGAACTTGCTACTTCGCAGTCAACTTTGAATGAACTTGTCAATGGGGCGATTGAAGGTTCAGAGTTTTATACAGAGTTTTCTGATGCTTTGACTGAAGCTAAGAAACGTCAAACTGACGCTCAGGATAGGTTGGCTGACGCTATTGTCGCTGAAGCTGAAGCTCAGGAGCGTTTAAATGATGCGAATGAGAAGGCTGCTGATTTGGCTAGGAGGTATCCAAATGTTGCTGCTGGTGTTCCTCAGCCTGTTGGTACTGGTGTTTCTAATCCTGTGATTGGTATTCCGAACCCTGTTGGTATGCAGACACCGTCACAGATTTTGGCTGGTCAGCCGATGTTTGGTATTCAGGAGCGTATGGCTATGAGGGATTCACAAATCAATCTCACGGTGAACGCTGGGTTGGGTGTTGATGGTGCTCAATTAGGTAATGAACTTATTGATTTGATTAAGTTAGCGGAGAGGCGTAGTGGCAAAGTTTTTGCTTCTGCGTAAATAGATGCCTTTCCCTTCGACTGTTGTTGAGATTTGTTTTGATGAAACCCCTGTCGCTGGTGACGGGTTCACGCTGGATGACCCAACGAAAGGAGTTCTCAATAACCCGTTTTTCTTGTTGGATAGTGCGTTGCAGTTTCAGGATGTTTCTGCTGATGTTCAACAGGTGACAATCAGTCGTGGTCGTTCACGCCAGTTAGATCAATATCAATCTGGTACGGCACAGATAAGTTTCGTTAATAAGTCACGCAAGTATGACCCGTTGAATGCTGCTAGTCCGTATTATCCGAACATTGTTCCTCGACGTTACATGCGAATTAAATCCAACGGAATCTCCATCTTTGGTGGCATCGTTAACGACTGGTCACTTAGTTATGAGATGCCTCAGAATAGTTATGTGACGGCATCATGCTCGGACGGTTTCTCCCTATTGGCTAACCAGTCAATATCGGCCTTCACCCCAAGTGCCGAATCTACAGGTTCACGAATCCGTACCATTTTGGACAGACCAGAAATCACCTTTACTACAACTAACCCAATCAGCATTGATACAGGTGTATCAACCGTTGGTGCATTCGAAATCAGCGATGGTACTGATGCGCTTGGGTATTTGCGTCAGGTTGAAAAGAGCGAGCAAGGGTACTTCTATTTCACAGCCAATAACACGTTGCGGTTTAAGGGTAGGGATACGGTGTTGGCTCAGACAGGTTCGGTGTCGTTTACTGATGATGGGACTGGCACGTCGAACTATATGTCTTTGGATGTGGAAACTGGTGACGAGTTGTTGTACAACCGTATTATTGCTCAATCTCCTGCTGGTTCAGCACAAACGGTTTCTGACACGGTGAGTATTGCGAAATATGACACGATCACTTTGGGTGTGACAGATTTGTTGAACTCGACTACGAGCGAGGTGTTGTCTATTGCGAACCTATATTTGCAGCAGTACAGCAACCCTGAAGTTCGCTTTACTGGTGTGAGTCAGCAGCTTGGGGCGTTGGGTACGGCTGGTCAGAATAGTTTGTTGACTTTGGATTTGACGGATTTGGTGACGGTCACCAGGACTTTTGATACGGGTAGTCCTGGTTCGGTTGCGAGGTTTGGGTTGATTGAGGGTATTACTCATACGATTTCACCGGCAAGCCATGTGGTTAATTATCGTTTGGGTCAGCAAGTTTTGGGTAACTTGATATTAAACTCTGCGACGTTCGGTAAACTGGATACGGGCTTAATCAACTAACTGTTATCATTGGAGTCATTATGGGAATAAATGCAGTTACCTCAGTTTTTGATTTTACGGCAGGTCAGGTTTTAACTGCTGCGCAGATGGATAATGTGAATTGTGGTGTACCAGTTTTTGCTACTACCGCAACTCGTGACGCTGCGTTTGGTGGCGCAGGTGAAAAGGTTCTTGCAGAAGGCCAGATGTGCTTCATCGAGGACACTCCTAACCGTCTGATGGCTTACGACGGCACAACTTGGCGACCTTTTGATTTAGATACCTGGACGGCATACACACCTATTGTTTCATCGGGAACTGGAAGCATTACAACCGCTTCGGCAACTGGTGCTTATGCAACGCTTGGAAAAACCATTTTTGTTAGATTTCAAATAACAATTACGCTTAATGGAACTGGTGGACAGTCTGTAAACTTGACTTTGCCATTTGCACAATCTGGCAGTTACGCAGCAAACCAAAGTATTGGTGTGGCGCGCGAATCAAGTGCTACTGGAGATTTGTGTCAAGTAGGTACCGGTGCTTCCGGTTCGTGCAACATTTTTACTTACAACAATGGCTACCCAGGTGGCACAGGTCGTTCAATTAATGGTTCAGTAACTTACGAATTGGGAACATAATGTTTGGATTAGAAGAAACAGATGATGTAAACATCCTTTGGGCGCGAATCCGCTACCAGCGTGAAAAACTTTTGTTGGCTTGCGACTGGACACAAGTAGCAGACAGCACAGCCGACAAGGCAGCGTGGGCTACTTACCGTCAAGCGTTGCGTGATTTACCACAACAAAACGCAGACCCTAAAAAAATTGTGTTTCCAACGCCTCCTGCGTGATCTGATGTGCGTTCACGCTGGCTGATTCTTTTACCTGCGCTACTCGGATTCCTGATTACTTCTTCGTCGGCTGAGGCTGACGGTTTGGGTGTTTGGGAGTTCTCGAAGTCTTGTCTTGCTGAGCAGGGTGGGATGATTGAGCAGGTTGAGGCGGGGTTTAGGTTGACGGGTGCTGATGGTGGGACGTGTGCTGGTCAGTCACATTGGGTGAAACTTGAGGCCATCATCCCAGAGGAAACAAATGAACTCGGTTTTGATTGGGCGTATCAGACTAATGATGGGTCTTGGTATGACCCTGCACAAATCATTCTGAATGGGGTTGTGACGAAGCTGACAAATGAGAACAATGCCACCGGATCATTACTGATTCAGGTTGAGCCTGGAGATGTCTTTGCGTTCCGACAGTACTCGACTGATTCATGTTGCCAACCTGGTCTGCTCACGATAACGAACCTGACATTAGGCTTGGGTGAATGGGTATCTACAACCTCATCCACAACAACAACGACGACCTCTACTTCTACTGTCCCGTCAACGACTGTCCCTGTCACCAACCCGACTACTACGACAGTTCAAGAAACAACTACAACTTCTACGACTTCGAGTCTTCCTCAAACGTCCGTCCCAACAACCACAACGGCACCACCACAAACAACAACAACGCTCCAACAAAGTATTTCAACGGTTACCTCAACTAGTTCAACAACAAGTACGACAGTTGTTCAGACTACAACCCCTTCTTCTTCCAGTACCACGACCCCTTCAAGTCTGCCCACAACAACAACGCAAGCCCCAACAACAACAACGAGCAGCTTGCCACCAACAACCACCACAACAAGTACAACATCTACTACCTCCGTTCCTCAAACGATAACAGGGACAACTACCACGACAACGGTTTACATCCCACCTGCAACCACAACAACGGTTTACATCCCACCGGTAACCACTACGACTGAGCCGATAGTCGAACCATCAACGACCACCACCACAACGGAACCAGCACCAGCCCCCACCACAACGGCGAAGCCTCCAGCAGAAACAACCAGCACAACGACAACAAATCCACCAACAACGACAACAACCCAACCCCCTGTGACCACAACTCAACCAAATGTGACCACAACGCTACAAGCCCTCACAGACGAACCAAAACCACTCACCCAAACAGAACTACTAAACACCATCAAAGCCCTCTCAGAAGCGTCCACAGAGGCCATACAAGGCATCGTCGCACAAACCCTCACCAAAGAACTAGACACCAGCCAAGCCACCCTCCTCATCGCCAGCCCAGCCGTACTAGAAAACATCACCCCCACCCAAGCCGAACAGCTCTTCGAACAAATCACCCCAACCG